TGGGCTTCGATGTCCCGATGGAAAAGAAGGCAGCTCCGCCGGTCGATTATGTCGTAAAGAACGGAGACGCGGAACTCCTTGTCGAGGTTCAGGATCTGAACTCAGCGCAGAAGGACCTGCTCCGGGATTACATTGCGCTGCTGAAGAAAACGAATTGATGAAGGCGGGGTGATTCTATGGCAAAATACTCTAAACGCGCCGACGGTCGGTATCAGTACCAGTTCCGGGCCGGTTATGACGAAAACGGCCGGCGGATCATAAAAAGCTTTTACGGTCGCACGGTTGCCGAGCTGGAAGCGAAGATCCGAAACGCGAAGGCGGAAATGGCGCGCAGCTCCGGCTCCGGTTTCGTCGTGGACTATGTCGAGGACTTCATTTCAACGTATAAGGCAGCCCGATCGGAAAACACCCGCGCCATGTATGAGCGCAGCCTCCGGTATCATATCCGGCCGCTTTTTGCCGGTCTCCGCATGCGGGACCTGACTCCTGCGGAAATACAAAAGGCGGTAAACACTCTCGCCGGAAAGCGGCGAACGGCTGAAATAATGCTGTCCCTTTTGCGTCAGGCTTGCGACAGGGCGTCAGATTCGGGCATTTTCGCGGTAAATCCGTGTAAATGGATAGAATTACCGAGTAAAACGCAAAAAATCGAACGTCGGCCGTTTGGTGCGCCTGAGCTGGTTGCAATAATGGCGGCGCCCTATGATGCCCGCGAGGAATGTTTCGTGATGCTCCTCTACGGCTGCGGCCTGCGTCGGGAGGAAGCTCTCGGACTCCGGATCTGCGACGTCGACCTCGAAAAATGCAACGTTTCGGTCCGCCAGACAGTTGTCTTCCCGGAAAATTCCGCCGTGATTCGTCCGTGCGGAAAGACGGATCTCTCTCTGCGCATGGTTCCGCTGCCTGAATCGCTCGTTCAACGGATCCGGCCGTGGTACAATGAAAGGACAAAAGCATGCAAATGTAGCACGGAGCTCCTGTTCCCGGGCTTCTCAAAATCCGTATATGTCCGCTTTTGGCGGAAGATTTCGGAAAAGATCGGGATTCCCGGGATAACCGCGTACTGGTTCCGCCATAATTACGCGACGCTGCTCTATTACTCCGGAATTTCAATAAAACAGGCCGGAGCCCTTCTCGGTCACTCCGGCGTGCAAATGATCTTGAAAATATATGCGCATCTTGACGCTGAAAAAGAAAACGCCCGCGGAAAAATCGACGCGATTTTCTGCTGACATTTTGACTGACAGACGGTCCGATTTGCTGTCATTTTGCTGACGATAAACGAACACAAACGAGCGCAAACGGAAACAAAACAAAAAGCGCCGGAAGTCTTGATGAATAAGGCTTTCCGGCGTTTTTCTTAGGTTTGAAGCACGCGGGATTCGAACCCGCGACACCTTGATTAAAAGTCAACGCGTCAGCCCTTATTTTATGCGGCTTTCAGCGTTTTTTGCTGACACCCGACTGACTTCGCTTTTTTTCGGGACCGGTTTTCTTCAGCTCTTTCGAGCTCTTTTGCGGCCGCTTTTCCCTTGCATAGAAAATGATATTTTATACAGTGATATACTTAAGTATACGACTGCTGCCATGAAAAGTCAAAACCAAAAAGCCGGCGCTTTTGCGTCGGCTCTCTGGCGATAGGAGTTCCAATATGGCTTGTCAGCTTGCTTGTTCGAACGTGGGAATGCATGTATAACCGTCTGAGCTCCAGGACTCAATGACCTCAACGATCCGCGGCGCCATGCGATATCCATATTCGTTCTCGATTTGGATTATATCTCCGAGGAAATAATCCTTGTTCAGGGTATAGTTGTAGTTCGGGGCGATTTCGCCGTCGATCTGTTTCCGGGCCTCGAGCTCCGCGAGCTTCTGAGCTCCGTCTTCTGACAGGAGTCCTTCGTAAGTCAGAAGGTCGATCTCGCCCTGGTTGTTGCTCTTCGTGCTTGCGTTGATGAATGTCTCGTTTCTGTCAATTCCCGAAACGGATCCGACAGAGACCTTCACGCGCTCGTTGCCCTGGCCTTCTCCGGCGACCTGTGCGACGTTCTTTGCGCCGCTGGCGTCTTCGTCGTATGTGCTCGAGAGCAGGTTCTCGAAGTCCGAGCTGAAAACGACAAAAGGATTCGCCGTCTGATTGAAGCTGCGGTCCTGTCCCCGGTAAAGCTCAAAAACAAATTTCTTCGCGGCAAGATCGAGGCGGATGCGGTAGCCGGTGCCGGTTGTTTTGCAGATGGCCTCGACCGCTGATCCGACGGTGTCGCCGGTATACTGCACCCGGATGATGTCATTCAGTCCTATTTCTTCGCCAAGCTCGAAGTTGGAAACGGCCCTTGCTTCGATTTCAGGGCTTATGAAGGCATTTTCTATCAAGCTTCGAATAATACGCTCTGCACGGCCATTATACGTCGTCTGACGCCAAACTATGCGCCGATCAAGCAACGCGGACGCGTCACGCCCTGCAACGGTGATGAAATTGCCGTCTGCCTTGCTTGTTTGGATCCCGATTTTCTCGACAAGCCCGCAGACTCTTGTGTCGTCTGCTCTCGTTACGAACGACGCCGACCTGGCAAGATTCAGAGCATGCTTCGTGGCCGGAATGTAAAGCTCGAAGTCTCCGGGTGTCCAGTAGCGCCTCGTAAAGATCGCGCTTTTGTATGTGTCAAACGCGGCGAGAATGTTCAGCTCGCTGTCGAGGAAGTAAAAGATTGTTCCATTCATGTGTCAGATTCCTCCGTATAACGCAGAAAAAGTCACTTTCATGGTTATGTTCTCGCCGCCGGTTGCTGCGTCAAACGTGACCGTATTGTCTCCCGGCTGAAGCAGCGGCCACTCGCTGTCTTGCTCCATAAGGTTCAGAATGTTGACCGGATCTTCGCCAGTGTGCTGCAGCGTCAGCGCCTTTTCGCCCCGCTTCGTGTCGAGAACGAGCTTGTCGCCTGCTGCCATGTCGACGTCTATGGTAAACGTCTCGTTTCGCGTTGTGTTTGCGATTGTAACGCCGGTGCAGTCTCCTGTTGCCGTGACCTCAAAAATAGCCCCGGTCTCAAAATCCCCGCCGTTTGCAACGGTCACGGGCTCCCCTGCGGTGTCCGCGTCTTCTGAGGTCTCTGTGCTTGCGATCAGAAACGGATCCGGACAAATGATGGAGACCTGCAGCTGCTGCGCTTCTGTGTCCCAGTCCGCCGGCATGTCCTCGACGTAACCGTCGATTGTGCAGTCTCTTCTTCCGGTCTCGATGTGAAGATGCACGAACTTTGAGACCTTAAAAACCTTATAAAGCTCGAGCCGACACGCTTCAATGTCGCGCCCGGACGGCCAGATGTTCAGGACGATGTTTCTGTTGTTGACCTTGCTGGCGTTGTAAATGCTCCCGTCCTTCGTGGCGAGGTCAGCTGTAAATACAGTGCCGGTCGGAGGGTTTAGCCCCTCCGCCGTCACTCGAAACAGAGAATTTTGTGTGACCTGCAAGCTTTGGTTATAGAGATTTGTCGCGGTGATTTTAAGCATTGCCGAGCGCCTCCCTTCTGATGACGCCCTTCGCGAGCTCGATCTGTCTCTGCGTCTGTCTGTAGATTGCGAGCTGATTGAGCGCTTCGGGGCTGTTGTTCGTCTGATTGAACGTGTTATTGATAACGGTTCCGCCCATTCCTCCGCCGATGCCTTCGGCCTGAATGGCTGCGCGCATGCTTGCCGCGGTTGCGGCGATCCAGCGCTGATTGTTTTCAAGCGGAACCACTGCTTCTGCTCCGGATCCTTCAAGAAGTCCGAGCTGGCCTTTCTTCAGGACGCCGCCCTTGTAAAGCTTCGGGATCAGAGGAATATTGATTCCCTTTCCGCCGACGCCGGGCACCCAGTCCGGGATCTGCACCTTGTTCAGTCCCTTGATAAAGGCGTTCAAGCCGTCGATCAGGAAATTGATCGGGGCTTTTACGATGCCGACGAGGCCGTCCCATATATTTTTTATTGCGTCTTTTGCGCCTCCGAAAATTTTACTGAAGAAGTCTCCGACCGGCGCGAAAACGTTTTTAATTCCTTCCCAGATGCCTTTGAAGAAGCCGACGACTTTGTCCCACAGCCCTTTGATTTTATCCCAGGCGTCCGAGAAGTTCCCGGAAAGAATATCCTTAACGACCGCGAAAACGGTCTTGATTCCTTCCCATACGAGCCGGAAATAGCCGACGACGGTGTCCCATACAAATTTTATGTAGTTCCATGCCGTCTCGAAAACCATCTTGAAATAGTCGGCAACAACGTCAAAAACGGCCTTTATTGCCTCCCATATTGCCTCAAAATAGCCGGAGACCTCGTCCCAGATGATTTTTATTCCGTCCCATGCTGCAGCGAAAACAGCCTTGATTGCGTCCCATATAGCGCCGACGGTCTCTTTTATGCCTTCCCACATGCCAATGAAGAAGTTTCGGAAGGCTTCGCTTTTGTTCCACAAAACGGCAAACGCGGCGACGAGGGCCGTTATCCCGGCGATAATGAGTCCGATCGGGTTTGCGTTCATGGCCGTATTCAGCAGCCACTGCGCAACGGTCGCGCCCTCCTGTGCGGCTTTGAATGCCTGAAAAGCCTTTACAAGCGCCATGACAGTCTTTGCGACCTTAAATGCGGCGAATCCTGCGGCAATTCCGGACAACGTGGCCAGGATGGCCGACTTGTTGTCGAGGATCCAGCTGACGAAGCTCTTAATCGCCGGGATAATGTCCTCTTTGAGCGCGGTTCCGATGCTCTCGATTGCTTTTTCAATGTCCGGACCAAACTCGGTCAGGATTTCGTTCGTGGTCTGCGCCAGGTCGACCTTTAAGCCCTGAACGGCCAGCTTCAGCTTGTCCGGTGCGTCCTGCGTCTCTTCGAAGGTCCGGTCAACGGCTCCGCCGGATTCCTTCACGGCTTTTGTCAGCTCGTCGAACTCGAAGCGGCCGCTTTGGATGGCGTCCGCAAGCTCGGGACCTGCTTTGTTTCCGAAGGCTTCTATTGCGATTTCCGCCGCCTTGCTTGCGTCTTCCGCGTTCTTGATCGCGTTGACGGTGTTCGTCAGCTCGGCTCCTGCGTCCTTGCCTTCCTTCATCCACACGCCGGTCGCTTTCGTCAGTCCTGCGAGCGCGGTCTCGGTGTTCACGCCGGCGATCTCGAACTGCGAAAACAGCGCGATGACTTCATCCATGTCGAGGCCGAGGGCTCTCGTCTGCGCTCCGTACTTGTTGAGGCCGTCTGCCACTTTGGCAACGGAAACGCCGGAAGCCTGCCCTGCAACGGTCAGCGCGTCGAGGACTTTCTGATAGTCCTTTGTGTCCATGCCTGCTGCCACCATTGCGCGGCTGATGTCCTTCACGGACTGCGTTGCGTCGGCTCCGGTCACTTCCGCGAATTTAAGGAATGCGACGGTCGTGTCTTCGAGCTCCTGCCCGGTATAGCCGAAACGGGTGTTTATTTCGCCTATTGCGGCTCCGATGTCGTTACTGTCGGCGACGATCCGCTTCGAGACGTTTGCATAGCTCCCTTCGAGGGCTTTCGCAGCTTCTCCCGTTGCTCCGGTTGCCTTGATGATTGTGTCCATGCCGGAGTCGAAGTCTTCCCAGGCGTCCATTGCGGCTTTTCCGAGGTCTTTCAGTCCGGAAATAAGCTCTTTAATCGCTGTAGCCGCAAGATCGGCGAGAACGCCCTTCATGACCGTGAATCCTTCGTTCGCGGTCTCTGCGTCCTTTCCTGCGTCCTTCAGCGCGTCCCCGAGGCCGTCTGCGGCCTTCTCGGTGCCCGCCATGCCGCTGTTGACGTCATCGAGCTTCTGATTGTAGGTCGCAAGCTCTCCGGCCGTCTTGTTGACTGCTGCCTGCTGGTTTGCAATCTTGATCCGCAGGTTGTCAGCTGCTGCGGAATTTTCGCCCTGTTCCGCGACGACCTGCTCCAGCTCTTTCTTGTAGGCGTCGAGGATGGTGTTCTGCGCCTTGTAGACCTTGTTTAACTGGTCCAGCTTCTTTTGGATTCCGTCTGCGCTGTCGGCCATGTAGTCCATAGCGCTCGATGCAGCCTTAAACTCCGCATTAGCGAGCTTTATGTTCCGATTCGCTTCCTGGATGTTTTTCTTCAGGTCGGATATGTCCGCCTTAAATTTTGTGGTGACAGTAGTGTCCGGCATGTTGCGCCTCCTGCGTTAAAACCATGAGTCCCCAGCAGGCTTCCGGATCACCTGCTTTTTGCTCTTTCTCTTTGCCTCCGCTTTTAAGTAGCGGGCGGCTCCGACGTAAACCTCGAAAAATTCCCGGGCGCGCTCCCTCCGTAGCGTAAAGGGCGACACTCCCGGGAACCGTTCGCAAAGAGTAAAAATCATTTCGTAGAGAATGACTTTTGTCGGCCGGTTGTCCGGAATGCCGGCCGTGTTCAGTTTCCCTGCTGCTTCAACGGAGCCAGGGTTCCGATTGCTTCCTTCGCAAGCGCAACGAAAAGCGGCACGAGCTCCTTTGTCTTCGTTCTCCGGAGTTCTTCCGTGGTTACTTCCGGGAAAACGTCGCGAAGGATCGGCGCGATCTGGTTGAATCCCCGGACCGCCATCTTTGCGAGCTCGGTCTCGTTTCCGCTGTTGATCTTGTCGATATCAATTATTGCCATAATGTCCTGCAGGGTGCCGAGCATGAGGTCGTAGCCTTCCGCAGTAAACGTCTTTTCGATTTCGTTCTTGTTGTCTTCTTTGTAGATGTTCAGTTTTAAGATTCCCATTTTTCAATTCTCCGTTTCGTTTCGATTATTGGAAAACGCGGCGGCACAATGACCGCCGCGCTCCGTTTGGGGTAAATATTGAGAAAAACCAGCGTTTATTCTGCCGCCACAGTGACGGTGCATGTTGCGGTCTTTCCTCCATCGACGGTCGTTACCGTGATAACGGCTTCGCCCTCGGCGAGCGGAGTCACTTTTCCGACTCCGTCAACGATTGCGACGTTGGCGTTACTCGTGGACCAGTTGATGTTCAGGTTGTCAGCGTCAGACGGTGCGATGGTTGCCACCAGTGTTGCGCTTGCTCCGCCAGCGGTGAGCGAGAGGGTGCTCTGATCGAGCGTGACTCCGGTCACATGCTTTGCGGTGCTCGGCTGAATGCTGTCGGGCGTCTGAATCGCCTCGAAGAAGCTGTCAAGATCGGCGAGCCCATAGCGCTCGTCAACGACAACGCCCTTCGCGGATCCGCTCTTCCACTGACCGTCCGCATATACGCCCTTCGCGAACTCGTGCTCTGTCATGATGCCGGTGAATACGATCTGCGTATTCGTGGTATCAGTTCCGTCGTTCTCCGTCTGGTTGTCTTCCTCGGGAATGTTAAACGTTCCTTTAAGGCGGGAAACGTAGCGATAATGACCATCAGTTCCCTTCGTGCGGTACATGATGGCGAAGTATGCATTGTCTCTCGGACCGTCAATCATCATGCCGGTTGCCGGATCCCAGCCCTTGCCGGTGATGTCTGCAAGAGTTGCGAGCTCCGGAGGCGCCATGGTGATCGTGATGGTGTCGGCGCTTTCGCTGGCGACAACGATCAGCGGCTTATTGTCGTAATAGTGCGCCTCATTGCTGCTGTCTGTCGACTTAGCGATCTCGGCAACGGGAGAGAGGCGCTTCGGCGTTTCGCACAAAAAGCCGGCGGCGTCATCCTGAAGAATGCGGGCATAGTAAAGGTTGTCCACACCTCTGAATTCAAAAACCTGCTGCTCAGGCATTGCTTTGTCCTCCTTGTAAAGTTTCGATATATGTGACCGAGATTCCTCTGCCGACGTGCGTGGGTTCGTCACTGCCGACGTCGTGTCCCCGGTCCGGTGTCTGCCATCCAGCCGCTTTCAGGGCGGCTCTCAGGCTTCCTGCGAGGCTGTAAGCCGTCGCCGCGCTTGTCGAATACACATTAGCGTCAAAACGCCAGACGACCGTGGCCGTCTCGTTTGAGTATGCCGTGAGTTCCGAATCTGCGCTGTTCCAGAACGTCAGAAAAGTGTCCGGATATTTGTCGTCTTCGCCGAGCGAGCCCTGTCTGAAGATTGGGACTTCCTCGGCCGGTGTCGCAGCTGTGATGATGCCTGCTTCTAACAAAACAGCGGTCATTATTTCGATCAGCTTGTCTTCCATTCCGTCCTCCTATTTCATCAGTTCCTGTATTGCTTGATTGAAAATCTTTTGTTGCTTGGCCGCGATGTCCTTCTGCGTTTTGCTGCCATAAATTGCATTAAAGAGCTCGGTGTCTGCCTTTATTCCGGGGTGTTCCTGGGCGTCGGGACGAACCGGCCCGCCGTATTGATTCCCGGGCGCGTGCCTCGGGGTTCCGTACATCAGGAATATTGAGGGCATTCCGCCTTTCTTCAAGTCGAAGCCGACGTCAATGCTGGCGATGTTTCCGGTCCATGTGACCTTCTGCCCTTCGACGATGGACTTTTCGGTGACTCCGTGTCCTCTGTGTTTCTGCATGGCTGCGTGGAGCTTCGGATTAACGTCTCCCGGGATAAACTCGAGCGCCTGTTCCGCGACCTGTTTTATGTCGCCTCCGAGAGCCTCGAGCTTTTCGGAAAGCTCCGACACCCCGTCAAAATTTAATCCGAACTTTTTTCCCATTATGCGCCTCCGGTGATCTTCTTGACCTTGCACAAAAGATATTGATTGCGCATTTCGATGTTTTCCGGAGTCCCCATGACTTCATACACGTCTCCGGTCTCACTGCTGCCGTCCGTCGGAAGGATCCGGATCCGAACGTTAGCTGTGAGTTCCGGCGTGTACCAGGTCTCAAGAGTTGCGGTATCGACGACGGAATAAACTCCGTTGACCGTCGATTCAGAGCCGCCGAACGTCCGGAACGAGCAGAAAAACGTCGTTTCCGACTCCGAGAAGCTCTTTTCCCGGTTCCCTTTTTCGACGGAAACCGTCGGCGTCAAAATGCGAAAGGGCACGTTGTATGGAGTATGAGGCTTATACATGCCGCCCTCCTAACTATGCAGCGCCGCCTGAATGGCTCGCTTCATAAAGTAGTCGGACAGCGTTCCGTCTCCTGCTCCGTATGCCCACAGATCGGCGACACCTCGAGCAATCAGACCGGGCGTCATCTTGTCCGCCTTCACTCCGGCGTCAGCCAGGAATGCTTTGACTTCTGCGATATACTGCTGGAGCGCTGCGTCCTGGTAGGTTCCGCCGATGTTCAATGCCGCCTTTACGTCGGCGAGAAGCTGCTGCTCCGGCGTCGTGTTTACTGATTCACTCATGGTGTCGCCTCCTGTTTGTTATTGCTTAGAATCCGACCTTTGCGATCGTTACGGCTCCGCTGGAAAGGGTTGCCGTGTAAAGCGTTGCTCCGTCTGCATCGACGGAACCGGTTGCCTCGACGGCGGTTCCTGCGACCTTGAAGCCTTCAAAATCGAAGGCCGGCACAAAATAAACCGTCATGGAGCTGACGCCGGATGCAAAGTCGAAAGACTTGATTGGCTCAGCTGCGATCACGTTGCCGCTGCCGGACGAAACGACGAACACGCCGGGCTGAGATGCCTGAACGGCTGCGACGGTCGTGCCTGCAAGCTTCATGATGTTGCCGTAGAGAGTCAAAAGATCGACTTTCGTTACGGGAACGATTCTCTTGTCATTGATCATTGATTTGTCCTCCTGTTAGTTTCTGTCAGGTTGTGGGAAGTTCTTTCGCCTTCCACTTGCCTCCGTCAACGGTCAGAACCTGGCCGTTGTTGGAAGACGTTACTTTCGGGAGCTCGGGCGTGGTCGCTGCGGTTACAACGTCGCCGACCTTCGTGGCGATTGCCGCGATAATGTCAGCATTCGTTTTTCCTGCAACATCTGCAGCTTCTCCGCCGAGCGCAACATATACGAGGCTCAGTGCTTCTGCGTTTGTCATGGCGATTGCCTCCTTCTTTCGGTTTAGCCCTTCTTAATAAGCCAGATTCCGGCCGGATTTACGACCTTACCGTCTACAACGGTGAGGGCCTTGTCCACCCACTCGTTCGTCTCTTCGTCAAAGTAACGGCGAATTGCGAAGCCGAAGTTCTCGTTGATCATGTACTCTTCCGGCTGCCAGTAGATGCCGATTACATCGCCGGCGCTTGCGGTGTCGAAGTCCGGAAGAATGTCGGGCTCAACGAGGGAAATTTCACGGCCGAAGAAGCGGCCCCGAGGCTCTGCAGCGTCGCCGTCCTCAACAACAAGACCGGTAGCCTGATAAAAGACAGGGTTGTTGTTGTCGTCGGACATGGTCTGCAGGTAGCTCTCGACGGTGGAGCTCGCGAAGATGAACTCGCCGGCTCTGTAGCCGAGAGGAAGCTTTGCGAAGAAGTCCGTTCTCCAGTTCTTCCAGTTGTTCATCTTTGCAGCGGTCATGGTCACGTTGTTCGTTACTCTCGCATCGTTCAGAATGCCGAGCGGAGCTCCGTCGCCGGAACCGGCAACGATTGCCTCGTCCATAGCCTGAAGGTATGCAACAGCGATGATTTCGCTCAGCTTTGCCTCAAAAGCGGAAAGCGTGAGGATGTTTGCAAGCCAGGTCGTGGCGATGCGAATTTCGCCGACGTTTGCTGCAAACATAACGTTGCCGAGAGGGCCGACCTTCTGACGAGGCGAAACGGTGCTTTCATTGATCCATCTGAAGGATGCCTGAAGGGATCCGATCGGGATCTTAACGCCGCCGGGCACGCTCGTCTTCTTAACCTTGCTGTAAATGTTGCCATAGCGCTTGCGGACGGTGTTGATGACTTCGTTCATGACGGTCATCGGGATTGCTGCGCCGGTGTCTGCGGTGCTGTTCGCATTGCCTGCGCGAAGCTCTGCGCGAAGCTCTGCGGGAATCGGGGTTCCGTGGCATACATAAGCACGGAAAGCCTCACGATACTCCAGGGATTCGGTGTTGACTCCGCCTCTCTGTGCGGACGGTGCAGTAAAGGACTGAGCGCCGGCGTTTACCAGCGTAGCATTAGCCGGGGGCGTCTGGGGCTCAGAATCCAGGTTTGCAAGAGCAGCGCGGATTTCCTGCTCTTCGGACTTGAGGGCGGCAAGCTTGCCGGTCAAATCGCGAACTTCAGCGGCGTCATTGGACGCTTCTGCGCGTGCGGTGATGTCGGTGATCTGTGCTGCAATAGCAGCCAGTCTCTTTTCCAACAGCTTTCTCATTTGTTTTGTCCTCCTGATAATTTTGTGAATTCAAGCTTGGCTTTTGCCAGCTCGAGGTCGTTTGCGGCCGGAGTTTCGGTCGCGGGTTTCGCTGCTCTCTGCGCGCGCGCACTCTCCAGTGTCTGCCGGGCGCTCTCCAGCGCCTCATTGCTTCGATTAGCATATATTTCGGTCGCGTTATATGCGGGAAATGTCACGGCGGACACCTCCACAACGCGGGAAATACTTGTAATACGGCGCAGCGGGTGATCGCTCTCGAGGTTTTCCCACTCGTCTGCGTCAATGAAGAACATAAAACTCATGCCGGAGATGTCTCCGCGGCGGACTGCCGAGTCAAGGGCCCGGGCGTCTGCGTTCGCCTCGATGTCGATCCTGGCCGTGATGTCGAGTCCGTTGTCGTTCTTTTCGAGCTGCATGGTGCTCTTCATGTTGTTGTTCCGGCTTCTTGCCAGCGGGATCTTGCTCAGGTCGTGGTTCACAAGGAACCGGACGTCTGTCAGATCCGTGTTGTCCAGGGCTCCAGGTGCGATCTCTTCGTCGAACCATCCGAGGTCGGTCCGCTGATTGAAAACGATCGGGCGGCCGGTGATAATGCTTTCGGATTTTCTTTCCGCGTCGCTCTCTGCTCTGACTTCGCAGATATAGCTCCGGTGCTCCGCCAGCTTCTCTTTGTTCATTTTCTTGTCCTCCTGTTAGATGTCATCTTTTTCTTCGTCTACGACTTCGACGTTTTCGTTTTCGCCGGTTTGATAGCGGCTCGCGTCGTTTGCGTCGATCCAGTTCAGGCTCATGTAGCGCTTTCCTTCAAGCTCCGGAAGCGGCCGCATTCCGAGGGCGACTCTTTTTTCGTTTTCGAACATTGCCCCGGTCGGCGCCAGCGCGTTTATAGCTTCGAGTGTTTGGCTCGTAGAGAGGAAAATCAGCGCCTTCGGATAAAAGACGATTTTATTTCCGAATCCTTTTTCGCGCTGCGTGAACAGCGTCTTCGAAAATGCCTGGCTGTAAGAAATGATCAACGGTTCGAGTGTCTTCTGATAAAACGCCTCATACTGGTCTTTCGTGTAGTCTCCGGTGAGGATGTTCAACGGGACGCCCCAGTTCCGGAGGATCTTCTCGTCGATGAATTCCAGCGTCTTTTCGTCGACCAGGTCGCCCTTATGCTCGATTGGTGTGTATGACGCTTTCATGTCAAGGGGAAGCAGGCCGCTTTCGTTGTTATCGAGCTTTGCCTGAAACTCCTTGAGGTTCTTATCAATTGTCCCATCGTCAGTCACTGTGTTGTACTGAACGACGCCGTTGACTGCATAGCTTGCTTTTAATGCCTTGGCCACTCCCTGCAGCAGGTCATGATTGAGCTGCAAGGTCTTCAGGATTGCCTTGTGGTCAGGCTGTCCTGCGTAGTCTCCGCCCATGAAGTCGGAAACGGAGAAATTATATTTCAGATGGATTACGTCCTTGTAGTCGACTGTCGTCGTGTAGCCGTTCGGAAATGCGAAGGTTACAAACAGGCGGCCTGTCGCGTCTTCTATGAAGTCGACCGTCAGCGGCTGAATCGGGTACAGCGCTTCATACTGTCTTCGCTCTTCTCCGGTCTTCGGATCCGTCCATACATAATATGTCGGGATGATAAATGCGTTGTAATTAAGCAATAGCAGCCATGTCACTTTTTCGACGAACTCGGCCGTGGTCATGGTCGGATTCGGTCCGTCGAGGATCCGCTGCAGCTTGCTTCCTTTTACCGGGACCGGATCGGCGCCTTTCTCGATGATGTGTGTCGGCCGGAGCTTCTTCATCTCGTCGACGATACATTTGATAGCCTGCTGCACGACGTCGCTCGCGTAAATGTCGGAGCCGAATTGCGAGTAAAAGGCTGACCAGCCACTCAGCGTCATGACC